GAATACTCAATTTGTAGTTGATGTATATGATCCTGTAACATTCAAGTTCACAATAACAACAACTCCAGCGTCTCCAACGCTAGGTGTTGGCGCAACGTCTTACGTTCCTACTGCAACAGCATTAACATATACATTCTCAGCATTGGGTGTTCCAAACGGCACAACAACAAATGCTGGAATAAAATCAACTTCAGGTGAAGTGACGTTAGTTAAAGCTGTAACTGCTGGAAGTGGATATATTACTGATCCAACTGTTGTAATTACACCTTCAACTGGTGTTTTTGTTAGCTTCACATCAACTGGAACATTGCCATCTCCTCTTGTTGCAGGAACTGCTTACAGAGCTGAAATTCCTCTATCTGCTGGTAATTTCACAGTAAAATCAGCGGATTTTAGTGATATTAACATCACTTCTTCTGGAACTGGAACATTGTATGTTTCTCTATCAAGGTCTTTTAGTGTTACATTTGATGATAAATGGGAAGGTGATTTCACTAATCTTGTTACTGGACAGCAATTGTATTTTGGAACTGACTACCTGCTTCCAAATACCAACCCATCTATTGATAATGGCGTAACGCCATTTTATCTGAATAAGATCAACAATACGACTGGCAAGATTTACAATAGTTTAGCAAACGCTATTGCTGGTGGAACAACTGGACTTATCACAATCACTTCATTTGGTTCTGGTCAGTCCTATTATGCGTTAAGACAATCATTCCAGTCATTGCCATTTGGCGACTTAGTAATTCCAAGTGAGATTCAGTATTTAACTGATAATGAAGTTGTGCAATTTTCCACAACAAATACGCTTCCATCACCTCTTATTGCTGGCACTAATTACACAATAAAATTACAAGGGAATAAATTTCAAATATATCTTGGTGGTGTATTGCAAACGCTAACAAGCCCCGGCATTGGTCAACTTAGCGTTGATGTTATTCGCACTTTCAATGTTTCTCCATCAACAAGCATTGATGCAGATCAATCTCACTTTAATACTGGTGATGCTATTGTTGTAAATCCCAAAGCTGGAGATGTTCTTCCAACTGGCTTGAGTGCTGGAACAACGTATTATGCTAGAAGGATAGATGAAAACTCTTTTGAGATATACAATACTAAAGCGCACGCTTTAAATACATCATCTACAATTGGACGAGTTTCATATACGACAACTGGAAATACTATTGACTCAACATTTATTGTTGATTCCGAATCTCAGCCAACATTTGTTAAATCAGTATCTCAAATTGATAAGCCAGTTACAGAAGGATATGTATCATTGTATGCCTTTGATTATGGACGAAGCAATGATATGACACTAATTGGTCAGTATCACCCAACAGAAATCAATCCGCAGTATCGCAAGATTCGGATTGGAAAACCTTGTGCATGGGCTAGGATTTCTTACCGCATTCAGACACCAAGAATTACAAGTGTATATGATTTTATTCCGCTTGAACAAGAGCGCGCAATCATCACTGCTGTTCATGCTGTTGATTTGGAAGACAAGGACTTTGCTGATCAATCCGCACGTTACTGGCAAATCGCTTTTGCATATCTCAAGAATCAGCAAGAAAGCATTGATGGTCATGCCATGGTTGTTCCGCAGATAAATAACGTCTGCTATGGCGATATGAGCGACCCAGTAATGTTCTAATGAAAAGCGCACAGATTACATCAGGAAGAGAAACCAAGGCTTCCTCTGGGTGGCTTCTAGGAGTTAATTCAGTTAGGAATCCATGGGCATTGCCAGACAACCAAATTAAGTGGGCAGTAAATTGTTCTGTTCGCGGTGGAATTGTTCAAACAAGACCGGGATATTCAATGCGGTTGTCGTTACCTCCCGGCAATTTTCAAGGTGGCATTCTTTTTGCATCAAACAAGCAAGCCAACGCATCTGATACAGTAGTTCAAAATGGAGTAACAAAGATTATTCCAGCGCAAATCTACAATCCAGATGGATCAACTTCTGTTGCCGATGAATTGCCGTATGTGGTATTTGCAGTAAATGGCAATGTGTATTATTCTCCATTTCCAATCACTCAGCCCAAAAACTGGGATGATTATCGACTCAAAAATGTAAAGCTTGATGCAAATGTAGATCAGTTTGTTTTTACGTTGGCGACTCAATCAGCAAAAGTTTCAACTGGAGGTGACGTAACTGTAACTCCATCTCACAGGATTGTTGTAATACAAGATGGCATTTCTGTTCCTGCATATTGGGACGGATCAAATAAAACTGGAGTTCAGACAAGCGCAATTCCTATTGGATACTGGATGGCATATAGTGGAAATCGTCTTTGGGTAGCATCAAAGAACATAGTTCTTGCATCTGATTTAGGTGATCCAACTTCATTTACAGAAAGGTTGTCTGGAACTGGGCGTGGTGACTTTGCTTTTACTCGCGTCATTACTGGCATGACAAACTACATCGGCCAGAACAACGATACAAAGCTGATTGTTTTTACGGATAGGGCTACATATTCTCTTGCAAGCGGAATTTATGATAGAACGCAGTGGACAAGCACAGCAAACTTCCAGACAACATTGTATCCAACGATTGGTTGCGTTGCAGGTAAATCTATTGCATTCCAAGCAGGTCAACTTTGGTGGTATTCTCAAGGTGGATTGATTTCTGCTGATATTGCGGCATCTGCCTATATTACTTCGCAGTCGCTTTATCGTGATGTCGAAATGGCTAGAGTAAAATCATACTTGGCTGGAGATACTTCTAAGATTTGTGCAATTAACTTTGAGAATTATCTTCTTTATTCAGTTCCATATCTTGAGCCATGCAATTCGGCAACTATGGTTCTTGATTACGCTGCAGCCGCAGAATGGTCTGCACAGAAGATTCCTGCATGGTGTGGCGTATGGACTGGAACAAGGCCCGTAGAGTGGATTTCTGGCGTAATAGACGGCACTCCACGATGCTTCCATTTCTCCGTTGACTATTCAGCAACAAATGATGGTTCATACAACCATCTTTGGGAAGCATTCACAGATAAGAGAGTTGATGTTTATTTTGACATTGATGTTGATGGAACTATTACCGAAAAAGTAAATCGCATTTACTCTCAAATGGAAACTGGTCTTCTTGGCGATGGACTTGATTACAAGCAATTCGCTTACGGTGAAGTTGAGGCTTGTGAAATTGGTGGAACTGTTGACGTAAAGGTTGCGTATCGAGGATCAAAAGGGTTTTATCAGAATGTTCTAGAAACACGCTTGCTTGCTGTCACAGATGACTATCAGTGGGTAAATACTACATATCAAGATGACATTGAAAAGTTAGGATTTCTTAACACTCAATACAGAAGGCTTGTAACTGAAAATAGCCAACGAAGACCATCTGCTTTGACTTGTGAATCAAGGCTAACAAACGACATTGATAAAGCGTTCTCTGTTTTGATTGAATGGTGTGGAGAGTTCGGCGTGGAAGCACTTCGCATATTCCTTGATCCATGGAGCGAGCGCAGCACCGGAGTTCCGCAAGCTCCAGAAACAAAGTCTTGCGTTACGTCACAAGATGGAACAAACATTTCGATTGATTTGTTGCCTAGCCCGTATGAACAAGCTGACACAACACAGAAATCGTGGTGGGCAAAAGAATATCGCACGGCAACGCTCGCTTGTCCTGCAAATCCAGCAAAGTCAATTTCTGCTACTGCATCTGCGAGCTATCTATCAAGCATATCTCAAATTGATGCAAACACTCAAGCTGGTCAACTTGCTTACAATGCAGCTAATCAAGCAGCACAACAATATTTAGCGCAGAATCCTTGCTAATATGCCATCAATCACTACAGCATCCAAACAAGTAACAAACTTCCCATTTAGGTATATCTCGCCATTTAGCGACGATCCGGTTGTCCCGCTTTATTCATCTGTTCCTTTATTCTCGCCTCAATCTGGATGTTTGCCATGTGCAGCTTGCGGAAATTACTCTGATCGAAAGAAAATCATTGCACAGCAAGCAAACCGATTTAAAGATTATATTCCTAACGAAATTGCAGGTAATAATGCAAAAGTTGGATTTAAT